CCCTCAGATTGAGGCCGCGGTCATCCGCGCGACCGACTACCTGGACCAGCGGTTCAACTTCGTGGGCAAGAAGCGGCTGGGCCGCGACCAGACCACGGAATGGCCTCGGACGGACGCCTGGGACCGTGACCGCTACTACATCAACGACATCCCGCCGGAGGTGAAGGAAGCCTGCTGTGAGTACGCCTTGCGCGCCCTCGCCGCGGAGCTGAACCCCGACCCGGAGCGGAACGCCTCGGGCGTGGCGGTCCTGTCGAAGTCGGAAGCGGTCGGACCCATCAGCGAGTCCGTCACCTTCGTGGGCGGGGCCGTGTTCCAGATGCCCAAATACCCGGCGGCGGACCAGAAGCTGGTCCGCGCGGGCCTTGTCCGCTCCGGCGGCACGTTGCTGCGGGGGTGATCCATGGCACGGTTTGACTCCGCTATCGCGCTGGCCAAGAAGCTGATCAAGAAGAACGGCCAGGCCGTGACCCTCCGGGGCTTCACCGCCGGGGCCGCTCCCGATCCGGCGAAGCCTTGGAAGCCGGGCGGCAACGTCGCGGCGGACCAGACCATTGAGGCGGTGTTCCTGGACTATGAGCAACGCTACATCGACGGCCAGACGATCCGCATGGGCGACCAGCGGGTGTTCATGCCCGCGGAGGGCCTGACGGCTCCGCCGGAGGTCGAAGGCTTGGTGCTGCGGGGCTTGGAGGTCTGGAAGGTCATCGCCGTGAAACCGCTGAACCCGAACGGGCAAGCGATCATGTATGAATTGCAGGTGCGCCAATGACCATCCCGACCTTTGACAGCGCCCGCGACGAAATCCTTGGGCTGTTCAACACCAAGTGGACCACGGACACCCCGGCCCTCAACGGCGGGGCTCCGATCCGCGTGGAATGGCCCGGGGTGGACGCGGGCGACCCTCCGCCCGCGGACAAGCCCTATGCCCGGATCACGTTGCGCCACACGACTTCGCGGCAGGCGACCTTCGGACCCACCGGCGGTCGCCGCTTTACCCGTCCCGGACTGATCACGGTACAAGTTTTCACGCCCCTGTCGGGTGGACAAGGCTTGTCTCTTGCTGAAAAATGCGCGATAATTGCCCGGGACGCCTTCGAGGGGCGAGGCACCGCGAGTGGCATTTGGTTCCGCAACGCCCGGATTCAGGAGATTGGACCGGACGGGACGTGGTATCAGATGAACGTCCTGGTGGAATTTGTGTATGACGAACTGCGGTGAACCCCTCGCCCACTTGATATAAGGAGCTGAACATGGCCAACAAAATCGACTCCAACGTGACCGGCCTCCGGTACGCTGAGGAAACTGACATCAAGACCCTTCCGGGCTCGCCCGTTTGGCATCCTCTGGAGCCGAACAGCTACAACGACTTTGGTGGCCAAATCAGCACCATCGCCCGGAACCCCATCAACCCGTCTCGCCAGCGCAAGAAGGGCGTGACGACCGACCTGGACGCCTCCGGCGGTTTCGCCCAGGACATCACCCAGACCAACCTGACCCGGTTGCTGCAGGGCTTCTTCTTCGCGGACATCCGCGAGAAGCTGACCACGGCTCCGATGAACGGCACGGCGGTGGTCCTGACGGGCGTGACGGCCTCCAACGACACCTATGCTGCGGCCTCGGGCCTCGCGGGCTTCCTCGCGGGCGATCTGGTGCTGGCCTCGGGCTTCGCCCAAGCGGCGAACAACGGCCTGAAGCAGGTCGCCAGCTCCACCTCGGGAACCGTGGTGGTGGGCGATGGCCTCGTGGACGAAACCCCGGGTGCCGACGCGAAGCTGCAGAAAGTCGGTTTCCAGTTCGGCTCCGCGGAGATCAACGTGGACGTGTCGGGCAGCTACCCGCGCCTGGTCCGCGCCTCCGGCACGAAGGACCTCACGACCCTGGGCCTGATCCCGGGCGAGTGGGTGTTCATCGGCGGGGACGCGGCGGCGACCAAGTTCACCAACGCCGCCAACAACGGCTTCGCCCGCGTCCGCGCGGTCGCTGCCACCTACATCGAGCTGGACAAGACCGCAGCCACGATGGTGACCGAAACCGGAACCGGCAAGACCATCCGCCTGTTCTTCGGCAACGTCATCAAGAACGAGGCCGCAGCGAACCTGATCAAGCGCCGCAGCTACCAGCTGGAGCGTACCCTGGGCCAGGACGCCAACGGCACCATGTCGGAGTACCTGGTGGGCGCGGTCCCGAATGAGATGAGCCTTCAAATCCGTCAGGCCGACAAGGTCACGGCGGAGCTGGGTTTCATCGCGGTGGACAACGAGCAGCGCGACGGCTCCGTGGGCGTGAAGTCGGGCACCCGTCCCGACCTCGTGGAGGCTCCCGCATTCAACACCTCCTCGGACTTCAGCCGGATCAAGATGCACCTGGTCACCGCCGGGAACGCGAACCCCAGCCCGCTGTTCGCCTTCCTCACGGAACTGACCCTGACCGTGAACAACAACGTCTCGCCCAACAAGGCGGTCGCTGTCCTCGGGGCCTTCGACGTGAGCGCAGGCACCTTCGCGGTGTCGGGTTCGGTCACTGCCTACTTCGCGGACATCGCCGCGGTCCAGGCGGTGCGCAACAACTCGGACGTGGCGCTGGACTTCGCCTTGGTGAAGAACAACGCCGGCATGGTCTGGGACATCCCCCTGATCGCGTTGGGCGACGGTCGCCTGAACGTGGAACAGGACCAGCCCATCACCCTGCCCCTGTCCATCGAAGCGGCGGAAGGCTCGAACAAGCACACCCTCTTGTTCAATGAATTCCCTTACCTTCCGAACGCTGCTGACGTATAATCAACCCGGGGCGGGCTCCGGCCCGCCCGAACCCTCTCAACCGCGGAGAAAACGAGAATGAGCCTGTACAAACTGTTCAAGACCAACGAGAACCTGGAAACCGATGGCATCTGGCTGGAATACGGTCAGACCGAAAAGGGCGAGCCGGTCCGCATCAAGATCGCGCGAGCCGGTGGTCACAACTCCGCCTTCTCGAAGGCCCTGGAGAAAGCCACCCGCCCCTATCGCAAGGCCATCCAGACCGGGATGCTGGACAACAAGACCGCCGACAAGCTGTACAAGGAGGTGTTCGCGGACACGGTGGTGCTGGACTGGATCAACGTGGAAGGGCCGGACGGCCAGCCGATGGAGTTCAAGCGTGAGAACGTCCTGAAGCTGTTCGAGGACCTGCCGGACCTGTTTGCGGACCTCCGCGAGCAGGCCAACAACGTGGCGCTGTTCCGGGAAGAAGTGCGGGAAGCCGACCTGGGAAACTCTGGGAAGTCCTCCACTACGGGTTCGAGCAAGGCCCCGTAGAACGGAAGATCATTGAGCAGTGTACGCGGTTCGGGATGCCGTTGCCCGACCGCATACAGAACGCCCCGGAGCTAAACCTTGGCTCAGAGCTATTCTACACGGGCTTTTTGGAGCTGACGTCATGTAGGCAAGTAGGCATGGGCCTGGGTCCGATTCCGTTGTTGGCCATTCTGGAGTATTGTGTCCTCAACGAAATCGACGGCGAGCAGCGGGAGGACTTCATTTGGTTCATCCAGCGGCTTGACTCGAAGTACCTTGAATGGAGTAAGGCCCGTGCCAAGTCTAAGTGATTTCAGCAGACGCATCACCCTCCGGGGCCGCAAGGTCGCGGAGGGTGCTGACGCGCTGACGCGCAAGGTCGCCCTCGCCGCAGACCAAGCCGTGGTCTCAGGGACGCCCGTGGACACGGGCCGCGCCCGCTCCAACTGGATCGCCGCCATTGGCGGTCCCGCCTCCGCCACCATCGACGCCTACGCCCCGGGCGAGTCCGGGAGCACCGAAGCGGCGAACACTCAGGCCGCGCTGAATCAGGCCGAAGCCGTCATCAGCGGGTACACGGCGGGCGAGGAAATCCACATCACCAACAACCTGCCGTACATCCAGCGGCTGAATGACGGGTACTCCGCCCAGGCTCCGGCGAACTTCGTGGAGCAGGCGGTCATGGAGGCCGTCCAGGTTGTTCAATTTGGCCGTATTGTTGACGGCGATCCGGGGAGCTGACAATGGCCGAAGAACGCATTGACATAGTCATCACTGAGCGAGGTTCGCGGGTTGTTAAGCGCAACCTGGAGGACATCGGCGGTGGTGCTCGAAAGTCCGCCGATGGGGTGGAGTTCCTGAAGAAGGCCCTGGCGACCCTCGGGGCCGCGATCACGGCTGGTGAGCTGGTCCGACTTCTGGACACCTTCACCAACCTTCAGAACCGACTCCGGGCGACCGGCCTGGAGGCCCAGAACCTCA